GCATAGGTTTACAAGACAAAGAATTTGTCAAAAGAGGACACAACATAGATTATCGTAGATGGATAACGTGTTATGTCAGCAAGACAAAACAAGCTTGTATTGATTGGCAGAGGGATAACATGGCTAGACTAGATAAGTTAGGTCAGAAGTATTCTGTGAATGTCAAGCAATATAAGGAGAGTGTACGTTAACACTCATATTTTTCCTCCTATGTGAAAAGGGCAACTTTCGAGTTGCTCTTTTTTTTGTTGACAATACTAAATACTTGTATAACTTACCCTGTAAGGAAGGAAAAATACTATGAACTTAATTGAATTAGAAAAAGAAATAGAAAAGCACAAAATAATACAAAGCTTTAAAGATGGTGTTATGGACGGTTTTTTTAAAGGCATTAGATCAACTCATAATAGTCATCACTATTACAACCAAGGTTATGATTTTGGTTTAGTTATGTGGAATAAACAACAAGGGGATGATAAATGAATTGGCTTAATTTATGTAGTGGTGGCGAGATAGGTCGTCAAGCAGTAAAAGAGTTAGGACTAGAAGTAACTAACTGGTTTACATCAGAGATAGATAAGTTTGCTATCAAGGTAGCTAACGACAACCACGATGATTTGCAACATCTTGGGAACATTTGTACAGTATACGATTACTTTGATAAAAATGTCACCGTACATCCGTCAACGATAGATGTCATTCTCTGTGGCTCACCTTGTCAAGGCTTTTCCGTAGCAGGCAAAGGTTTGAACTTTGAACATCCTCAATCCAAATTATTTTTTGAGTTTGTCAAGATATACAAACTTATTTATAAGCACAATCCAAATGTCAAACTATTATTTGAAAACGTGAGAATGAAAAAAGAATGGCAAGATATGATCTTCGATATGTTGCAAGAGATCAATCCTAAATTAAAATTGTATATCATTAATTCGTCTATCGTATCTGCACAGAACAGAGTACGAATGTACATAACAGATTTTAAATTTGATATACCAGAAGATAGAGGTATCAAACTCAAAGACATCATCGAGTGTGGTTGTGTAGATAGGGAGAAGTCATACTGTTTAGATGCGAACTATTGGAAAGGTGGCAACTTACGAACTTACTTCGAGAAGTCACGTAGACAGTTAGTATTTGGAGACGGTTGCAAACAAGTTGGTATAGCCGATTTAAATGGGCATGACATATTAAAGCGTGTCTATTCAGTTGAAGGAAAGTCACCAACATTAAACACTTGTGGTGGTGGTAATCGTGAACCTAAAATTATCTGTGGTGACAAACCTTTACGTTCTGCTTCTGTAAAAGGTAGACGTATAAACGAGGAAGGTGTCCGTAAGGATAACGATAAGTCAATCCCACTTGTACAGACACTAGAGGTTTATGATAATGATAAGTCACGTTGTCTATCTACAGTAGACAAAGATGCAGTAGTTTCACCTATGCCAGTTGGTCGTTATCCAAATGCGTATGAAGATAATACTTTACAATGGAGAAAGCTTACTGTAAAAGAATGTTGTAGGTTGCAAACGTTACCAGATGATTACTGTAAGTCAGTTAGTAATAGTCAAGGTTATAAGATACTTGGTAACGGTTGGACAAACGAAGTAATTAAATTCATTTTGAAAGGGGAAAATAAAAATGAAAACGATAAAATTAACTGAAGAGCAACAAGATAGATTGCTTAAAAATGCAAATAATTTAAGAGAGGTTTGTAATGATATAAGAGATACTTGTCCTTTAGAGTATCATAAGGTTATTGATTTACTTGGCTTAGATTATTTCATTCGTGATTTATTTGGTTTAGAATTGCCAAAATGCAAACATGGGTACGAGAATACTTATTCAGATTACAAATTTAAAAAGGGGAAATAAATGAGTAAATACGAAGTCAAGCTAGTCAACATAGGCGAAGAAGTTGACAACAGAATAAGAGAATTAGAAATCGAAGTAAAAGATATTCGTAAAGCAAACGATAATCTAACTAGAGCAAACGAAAGTTACAGACAAGAGAACATCGATATGCGTAAAAGAAACTATGGTGTCGAGGTTTCGCTTTTACACGAGAGAATTGAATGTTACATTAAAGATGCGAGAAAGCTAAAAAAAGAAAACAAAGATGCTATCAACGAAGGTGTTTATCTACGTAACGAAAACGAAGGCTATCTTGAAGAGATAAAAGAACTCAGAAAAGAGAATGTTGATCTTCAAGCTAGATTAGAAAACGATGAACACAACGTTGGACATTTAGATAAGAAAATGGACAGACTAGCATTTTTAGAAAAACTACACAGTCACCATCGATATGTCTTTAGCGAGATACCTAACACAGAAGAAAACATGAAGATGGTAAAGCTGATGAAGAAACACATCAACAAAGACAGATATACTGTACGTTGGAGAGGACAATATCTTATTGATGGTGAAGATTGGAAAAAGTATACAGATGGACAACCTATGAACAAGTCCAAATGTATTCGTGTCTACATAGATAGCAAAGACTATGACACTACAGAAGGCTTCAAAGAATCAGAAGTCGATGCTATCCAAGAGGGGTTATATTTACTTGTCGATTTGTGTGAAGAAAATATCAGAAGTTGGGATGACGAATATAGACCTAATGATGACGTTGATGACGAAAAGAAAAGATTAAAAACGGCAAGACAATTAGTTAGTTACTTTTCAGAAATGGCTACACACCTTGAGGAATCTAAACTAGCTAGGGCAGAAGTGACAAACAATGTCACATAGAGGTAACGACCAAATCAAAGAACAGTTGTGCGATGAAGTTTGGGAACTTTCTGTAAACGAGTTGTACAACTGGTTGAACAAATACGACAAAGACAAACTAGACAACTTGGAAAAAATTATGTCTAGCTATTGTGATAAAGAGTTTGACAATAGATCAAGATAGTATAATCTGTACAAATAAACATATAGGAGAAAATTGTTATGAGAAATAGAGTATACTTCAACGTAAGAGAAAAGAACTTATCTGTATTAGATTACAAGACAAACAAGGTGACACGAAAGGTTAGTCAAGTCTATTTAACTAACGCTATGTTTGTTGTTCGCAAGAGTGGTAACAAAAGGGTGCGTGAAGAAGGTCGCAAAAATGTACACGCTTTTGTAAACGGTATTATTCAGAACAGATTACCAAATAACCAAGATTTGTTTTACCATTCACATAAGGTTCGTTATGATCCATATACAATGGATTGTTTCCACTACGAAAGAATAGTAAACGGTAAACGTAGATGGCTACCAGTTGACAAACATTGGATCGGTCGAGTTTGGATTTACATAGAAAACGGTAAACCAGTTATGCACGCAGACATTGACAAACTGGTCGACACTATCAATGACAAACCAAGTGACACTAACTATTTAATTGCTTCCAATATTGAGAAAGCACTTAAAGATTTTTCTGGGCATAGCAAGGTCGATCAAACATTTTTAAATAAAAAAAGAAAAATCATAGATAGTAAAAATAAAATAATTGATAAAGGTATTGCTATTTAATCTAGATAGTTTAAAGTAAAATTTCATTTCATTAATTAAACATAGGAGAAAAAATTATGAATGAATTATCTAGATTAGATACAAACAATAATACTGTTTCAACTCATAGAGATTATAGAGATATATCTTTTTATGAACAGAACAGTAAAATTAAAAAGGTTAACTTACTGGCTGAAATTCCAGTTGCTATCAAAACAGAATACGATCAAGCTGAAGTTTTAGAAACTAAAAAGTTAGATAGCTATTTTGGTTTGTACAATTCTGCAACAGATCAGTTGTTACCAACTAGACCAGTTAGTTCAACATATCAGTTAGTACCTCACCATGAATTGTTTAATGAACAAGCTAAGATATTATCACAATCAGATTTACCTTTAGATAATATCACGGTAGTTGATAAACTTTTTAAAGGTGGCTTGCAAGCACATCGAACTATATTTTTCCATGATCTAGAAAAACAAATAGCTAATCAGAAAGACAAAGTTTTATCTAGGATAGATATCTATAACAGTTGTGATATGTCTTGGTCATTCCAAGTTTTTTCTGGTGCATATCGTAATCTTTGCCAGAATACTATGGTGTTTGGTGGTCAAAAAGCTTACCATCAAGTTGCGAAACATACTCGTAATTTATCTACAACGGCAATGATGACTAAAGCACAAATTGGATTAGAACATTGGACTAGCCAGTCAGAACAAATGACTAAATGGAACGCTTCACGAATGAATATCGATCAATTTGGTGAAATTCTTAAACAGACTATTTGTAAAAAGAATTCTAAATCTGCGAAAGCAAATCTAGTTAATCCAGTTAATGAAACTAAGTTAAATTATTTACTGGATAGGTTTGAAAAAGAAACACCAGATTTAGGTTTAACAATGTGGGCAGGATATAATGCTTTGACACATTGGGCAACTCATACTGATGAAACTATCGAAAGAGAAGTTTATGATCCAGAAACTAAACAGATGAAGTTACAAAAAATTAGATCTGGTAAATCAACGGCTGATGTTCCATCTGTACAAAGAACACGTAACGATGAAGTAAGAGACGTTATCGAATGTGACGCTTGGAAAGAATTGGAAGTAGCTTAACATGAATGATGGTTTAGAATTAGCTTACGTTATATACAGAACAGTTGTAGTTATACTGTTCTGTTTAATTATCTATGCAATTATATCTTGGTAACGAAAGGGGAAAATATGACTATAGATAAATCAAAACTACAAATATGTATCGTTTGTAATCAGACTATTACACCTAAATATTTGGGAAAAGCTTTAGACAATCCTAATGAAGATGTGTATTGGTACGAAGGCAATAACGCTTTACCTTTAGCTGACGGTAGATGTTGTGACACTTGCAACGGTATTGTCATAGCTGATAGAATAACTAACATCAGAATGAAAGGGGTTTAACATGAGTGTTGTTAGAAAAATATCAGACATAATCGAAGGTATTGAAATAGTAAGTGAAAACGCTATTAAAAAATACGGTAAATCATCACGTAGTCGTGTTAGAATATTTGACATGGCAAAAACACTACGTCAAACATGGTCACAATATCAAGCTATTGGCTTAATTAATACTGACAAAAGGCTTATATTTTTTGTACTTGGTATGGCTACACATGGATTAAAATTTAATTCGATTGTAAGGCGAACTGGTTTACCAAAAGGTGTTGTTCGTGATTGGCTTGAAGTTTTAATAAAAGAAGAACAAGTTGTTTTATATAATGTTTATTTAGATCGATATTTTATTAATAAAAAAAATATTTGATTTAATTTAAAATATAATATTTAATTAGGCTAGGTTAGAAATTAATCTAGCCTTTTTTCATAGGAGAAAATAAAAAATGAATAATGATTTTCAAACACAAATAACTTTATATAAAAATGAATATAAAGCTGAAGATGATTTCAAAGTTACTAGAATTGGTGGACAAAGAATAACCATGAAATATACTTTGTTTGGTGATTTCGGTGTTTTTTATATTAAGATGTTTGATGAAGATAACAAACAGATTGGTATGATTTCTATTAATTGTACTAAAGATCAAGTAGTTGAAATATTAAAATCTTCATTTGCTTGTACTGTTTCAAAGGCTGATCAAAAAAAATACGATGATGAAATTAAAAAAGGTCGTTACGTATTCTTTAATGATCATTCAAGGGTAATTATGAAGAAGGATCATCATCAATATGATTTAGAAGAATTGATTGAATTATCTATAAGTAATGAAATTGAAAGGGTTAAATAATGAAAATGATTAAGGTAAAAAATATGGAAAATAGGCAAGGTAAACCAGTAGTAAATCAATTCATTATTACTGAAGTATCTGACTATTTGAAAAGAACTATATTTCAATCATACCGTTCTATTATTGCGACTAAGGTTGATGATGGCGATACTTACCAAATATATCTTGATAAAGAATATTGGGATTATTCATCAACTACGGGAAGATATAGAAATGTATTTCTTGGTGAAGATATCCACGAAACCAGAAAAAAGATTAAGTCTGGTGAATATAAACTTGTTGCATTGAATACTGATTTAATGCAATAATAATATTAACGTTAATTCGTTAATCCTCCAAATAGCCCTCTTAACATTAGTTAAGGGGGTTTTTCTTTGCGTATACCTTTAATAAATACTTAAATGATTAATATTAAATGATTATTCTTTTATGCTTCGTACGTAGATTTAAACGCAATATAAACATCAAATGTCTATCTTTCGTGTTAACTTGTATGACTAATGACAAAATCAACCTCGTAGCGTGTGCGTGTGTATGTTATAAAGTATGTTTTATTATGTTATTGGTTGTTGTGGGTGGTTTTTTATGCCTTTGGCAATACGACAAACTATCAATGAGGTAATAATATATTTTTCCTTGTGTGCGTACGCATGGGACAGTGGGGGCCCCAGTGCATTTGCATGCAATATCGACATATTTTTTGGTAAATTAGTTACTTGTACACATTACGGTGCAACGTATTGGGATAACCTATATAGTTAACGCTGCAGGGGAGGGCGTGTCCCTATACTAAGAACAGTTATTTTGGGGGGTATGGTGTATTTCCCGGAGGGTTACACTCCGATTGTATAGTCGGATTTACGTTTTGTCAATAAAATAATTTATCACTTGACTATTTATCTGTATATTCTTATTATAAAGATAGCGAATACTCAATAAAAGCACATGCAACCAAGTATTTATTGTATTTTAACGTGTATTTAGCCTTTTTATTGACAATTCGTATAATTTAACAGAAAATAAGCATATGTTTGAAGCATTTGTACTAGCATGTCTGTGGGGTATGCCACAAGAAACACGATATTGTGAAGAATTAAAAGATATTCGTGGGCCATACGCAACAAAAGACATGTGTTTGACACGAGTTTACGAAATAGTAAGTGAAATACCACTGTACAGACCCCATATGCAACCAAGAGCATACCGTTGTGCCAAATCTACTCCCAAAACAACCAAACAAAGAACGTGAAATAACACCACAACAAGAGCAGTTTCTTGAAAACCTCTTCGATAATGGTGGAAATGTAACCGATGCAGCCGTAAAAGCAGGATATGCGAAGGGATCAGTCACATGGTTACGTAATTCACTTGCAGACGAGATTATCAGACGTACACAAAACGTACTGTCTATGAACGCATTTAAGGCGGCTACACGCCTTGTAAGCACAATTGATAACCCAGTACCTGAAAGAGGGGATGACCTACGCTTCAGGGCTGCAGAATCGCTTTTAAACAGGGTTGGACTGGGTAAACAAGAAACAACTAACGTAAACGTACAAGCTATACACGGTGTTGTACTACTTCCACCGAAGAAAGAAGTCGTTATCGATGGAAACTAGAAAGCGTGGGAGACCTAAGAAAGATCCCAACGCACCTAAATCAAATTATTATTATTCTTTTGCAGTAAAAGCACGTAAACAATCACAAAAGAGGTTACGAGATGCAGAAAAACGAGCAGCAAAAGCTACTAAACAGGCAGAGGATAAAAGGCATTATGCAAA